GTGACCTGAGCTGTGAACCGAGCTGTGAACCGAGCTGTGACCAGAGCTGTGAATTGAGCTGTGACCTGAGCTGTGACCTGAGCTGTGAACCGAGCTGTGAATAGAGCTGTGAATAGAGCTGTGAATTGAGCTGTGAATCGAGCTGTGAATTTATCTCATTCATATTACTTACGGTTTTTATACCATGGATTCACTTGATCATTCTTCTTGACCCTGGATCCCACTTTCAAGAGATACGACCAGGTATTGAATTCGACTTGAGAATCTGGATAGTACGTTCTGAATCCAGGTTGTCTATCGATGATGTTTTCTCCAGTTGCTGGAGTTCCGAAAATGATGTGTTTTATTGTGTCCATAACTTTCATTTATGTATTTTGGAGCTGTGAATCGAGCTGTGAATCGAGCTGTGACCAGAGCTGTGAACCGAGCTGTGAACCGAGCTGTGAACCGAGCTGTGAACCGAGCTGTGAATCGAGCTGTGAACCGAGCTGTGAATCGAGCTGTGAATCGAGCTGTGAACCGAGCTGTGAATAGAGCTGTGAATAGAGCCGTAACCTGAGCTGTAACCTGAGCTGTGAGTTTATCTGCTTCATAACTTTCATTTATGTATTTTGGAGCTGTGAATCGAGCTGTGAATCGAGCTGTGACCAGAGCTGTGAACCGAGCTGTGAACCGAGCTGTGACCAGAGCTGTGAACCGAGCTGTGAACCGAGCTGTGACCAGAGCTGTGAATTGAGCTGTGACCAGAGCTGTGAATAGAGCCGTAACCTGAGCTGTAACCTGAGCTGTGAATTTATCTGCTTCATAACTTTAATTTAAACAACACTTCCAGTTAGATCAATGATACGCAAATGTCTACATTGCCTTAATTATTCCGTGAGACGGGCGAGTACGGAAGCTGGTTTAGTATTGTTGTGGTTTCTTAAGATCTCATGTCAAACCTATACTCATCAGCTGACAACCTGCTAAGCGAAGCTATCGCAGCTATGGCATCTGTGTGGTGTGGCTCTACTCCCTGAAGGTACTGTGTGCCTGTGGAAGGACATACCATCTTGACCCACGCAAATGGTTGGTTGTCTATCTCTTCGAACTTCTCTTCTGTCTTGAGCAACGTCACCTCTTCGAGATCTCCGTTGGCGTGCATTATGGTCTGCTTATCAAACTCCTTGGCGCCCAACAAGTCCATGACTCCTTTCTGACCAAGGATCTCGTACCATGCACCCTTGTAGTCTGAGTTGCGTTCTTTGACGAACTCTTCACGAGTAAGGGATTTTGCCTTGTTGAATATCTCTGTGGGAATGTGTCGACCGTTGATGTAGTAGCAGTCGTCCCAAGCTGTGCAAGGATAGGTGCTGTTCCAAGTCACTGCCTGGTAAGCTGGGTTGTGGAGAAGATTGGCCGAGTTGCGTACGATCTTGGTAGGATGCTTGCTGACGATGCAGACTTCCTCGCAGAATATGGCCGAGTATATGTTGGCCTTCCAGTTGAGAGCCTCGAGCTCGTTCAGTTCTTTGGCAGCTCCTGTGGTCTCGATCTTGAACTCGTCCTGTATGAATTTGTACCACGTGTAGTAGTAACGGGCGTAGATGCCGATGCTGAACAGAGAAGACTCTACGAACTTCATCGTGCCTTTGTTGTCCTTGATGAACTTGGCCAGGTCTTTTTCCGGGATGTTTTCGATGCCCTGTGCTGCCCACTCTATCATGTTCTCATTCTCTACGAGGTAGTGGTACATGATCTTCGCTTCGAGAGGATTCTCTACCACGATCAGATGCTTTGGACGAGGCTTTTCTGCCGTGTCATACAGCTTATTGACAATACCAAGTGCTGCTTCCTTGTCGAAGTTCTTGTAGTTCTTACCGTCGAATACTCCGTCAAGAGCGTGGTCGATGTAATCGGGGATCTTTGCTTTGATTTCGTCCGTGAATTGTTCTAAGCTAATCATAAAACCTTAATTTTTGTTTGGTGTGTTATAAAAGTAATAAAAACCTTTGAGATCTTGTAATTTAAGTTTTAAGTAAGATAAATTTTCCTTGTTTTTTGTATAGAGTTATAAGAGATGGTGATATTTTAAAATATAATGCAGCTTCATTTTGAGAATTAAATATTAATCCTGTTTCCAAGTGCTGAATTTTTTTTATTTTTGCTAAACTACACTTAATTTTAGAGCTATCTTTATGCTTTTTACCAAAAAATCCACCAATAGATCCATACATAGGATTATTTTTTCCTGATACATCATGATGATTTTGACTCACTTTTTTCTTATGATCTTCAGATAATGGAATTCTATATTTTGGGTTTTCTTTTCCAACTGGATAGTATCTACTGGATATTTTTTCTCTTGTTTCATAAGATGGATTAAGGTTTCCATCGCCACCATCCGTCATATTAACAAGAGATCCGGTCTTTAAGTCAACTCTTCCATAGAATCTAATCCAAAATTTCTCTTTTTCACAAGCTTCTTCCCAAGTCAACCAATCTTCTGAGATTATTTCTACTTGGTATTCTGTAAGTTTAATTAGATTATCCCAATGCTTATTTCTGTTGTCTTTAGAATAAGCCCTGCTGTATTTTCCTTTGTTATCTGACCCTATTCCTATATAAAAGATTTCATTCTTATCTAATCTTCTGTGTCTATAGACATATGCCATAAAATAAAAGTGGCTCAGTCAAGTGAAGGAGCTAGGAACATCCAACACTCTATGAGCCAATGAGTCTATTATAGATAATTATTCCTAGTAATTTTCTATCTATAATAAATATCTGACTTTTATTAATCTATCACTTTTTCCATAAGTCGAGTATAAGGATTATACGTTCCTTGTATCCAAACTTCATATATGCCTTCAGAGAATTGAAGTGGTTTATGATCTGCCATAGGTAACTCCTTTGTTGAAGTCCATGCAGATTCATTGTTAAACATGCTTGACTCGTGGATATGTTGCAAAGTTGCACCATCGCCACCAACAGCTGTGAAGAATGTTCCGTCTTCTGCCATAAACAATTCAACATCCCCTGTCAAACAATGTTGGTGTCCAGAATGCTCACCATAAGCGAGCGGCTGATTCTTTACTTTCTTCAGATTCTTTGGAAGCTCTGATAGCTGGCGAAACTGTACGTCACCCTGATGACCTTTAATTAGCTTGTTCATGTTATTTTTTTATTTTATTGTAGTGTAAAATTAGCTAAAAGTTTTGCTTCTCCGTAATTTATCTTCTAAGTTATAAATATATTATCATCTAAAATAAAAGACCCACTAGATTTTTAGGCCCAGTGGGTCTTGGTAAATCACTGAAGAGATTTAGATCATTTCAGCATTCGATTTTCTGCCCCGAGTCATGTTGAACACTCGGTTCATTACTACAGAATTTATCTCTCTTCCGGCGATCACATCGCTTACATGACCAATAGAATATCCGGTTAATTCGGATATCTTAGTAACATCTCCTTTGCGGATACGACGGTTTGCGATCACTGCCTTCTGAATGTAGGTACGGAGTGTGTAGTTTGCTGGGCGGTTTGCCAGATTTGTCATTTTCATACTTTTGAAACTTTTATTGGTTAATAATATATAATACAAATGTAAGCTTATTTATGATCTCTATAAAATTTATCTTTAGAGTGGAGTATTCATTCTCCATTCTATAGGTATCATCACTTTAAACTTTATCCTATCTTCTAACTTATCGTGCAGTGATCTTTCAAGATGACTTCGTGTTAGAGATCTGACCTTAAAATTGACATCTACCATGTTGACCATAGGTGTCCAGATCAATAGCATGAGTTTATTTGTAAAATGGATCTTTTTCATCTGTAGTCTATTAGATCTTCTAAATCTGGATGCGTCATGTCTTTTGATGTCGGCTTGGGGTGATCTTTTAATCTATCCTCCTGCGCTTTGACATTCTCAGCCATATCTTTAACTCCAAGGTGTTTAAGATGTTCCAAGTAGAATTCATCTATCTTATAAAAAGACTCAAGTTCTTCTGTTGCATCTGGTGATTCTGGTGGTATGGCTTGGAGAATCTGTCTTTTAGACTTAGTGAAGCTGTCAAGCGACAGTAGAAAAGAGCAGTTATAACACAGCCACCTCAAGTTCTCTTCCGTCCAATCTGTTCTATCTCCATTTATGAAGTTAAGCATCAATGGGATCTTCATATCTATCGGTCTCTTTTGTGAGAACCCACATTCTTTGCAACAAAATCCGAGCCT